GTACACCCTTAAATCCGGTTGATCTGGTCAGATTTTTCAACGTACCTGCAGTTGCTTTGCTCATTTCCTCAACCATTCTGGTAAAAGCACTGTCTTTTGTCAGCGTCACCCCCGCCTGCTGCCATGCTTCCATGTCATAGTTAAAAGACATATCACCAGCATTGGCTATGATATCATTCCCTGCTTCCTTTGCCGCAGCTTCTGTGGCTTTGATTTCTTCCCGGACAAATTCTTTCCATTCCTTGGTATTCTTTGCTATCTCATCCTGAAAAGCCTTGTCTGCCCGGATAAGTTTCATCACCTCGGCTCTGATCTGATCCGGACTCTTGCCAGTCTCTTTCATTGCCTGCGCCATCAGCTCTGCTGTCTCAGTAAAACGCTTTGTTTTCTTTACCCGTCTGGCAATGTCAGCAATCACATCCTGTTCCAGTGCCTGGTATAATGCTGCAATCTGATCTCCCAGCATCTCAAGCTGGTTTTCTGTCAGCATTAATCCTCAACCTCCGGATCATCTTCCTGCACCTGTCCCTCATAAACTTTCAGTGCCTCTTCCCGGCTGATATTCAGCCGTTCCTCGATATACCGGATGGTAAATTCCGGAATATCCGAAAATGCCTGTGCATCTGTCCTCATGCTCTCCATGCGGGTATTTTTATCCTCGATGTAAGAATCATCAAAATCAATACAGATGTCTGCTGTGAGGTCAAATGACGTGTTCTGGAAGGTGTTGGAAAACCACAAAATAGCATGTACAATACCACTGATGTACTGTCGTGCCTCTTCCCGCTGCTTATTCAGTTCCTGCATACAGTCCTGACGCTCTCCAATGTACTGGGTAGCTGTCTGAATCTGATTCTGTTCAAACACATATTTTTTACTGCCAAACCCAAATGTCATAGAAAACAGGGATAAACACAATTCAAAGGCTTTCTTGATTTCTTCTACACGGATTTTCGGATTGTATTCCTGAATGTATCCATTTCCATCAATCGGCTTTCTTCCAAGGAGTACAAACAGACGCTTCCATTGCTTAGACCGCGGCTTGGGATTACCCGTCTTTTTATCAATCTCCACAATAGCTTCATTTGTGAGTACGAACTTCTCACCTTTTTCCAGATCACCATTTAAGATCATGTGACACAGATCAATCTGTTTCAGCGTTGGAATAGCGCCGTATACTTTCGGATAACCAAAACCATCCATATACCGAATATTATTCACTTCTGCCACCTGCATCACCGCAAACGGCTTCACATCTCCAAGGATGATCCAGTACGCTTCAATCTCTTTTCCGGATCTGTCAAATACAAAGGTATCTGCCCGGTAGTTTTCTCCCTGCTGCGTAAACATAACCAGTGTGGTCTGTTTCCCGTCTTTTCCCAACTTCGTAGAAGAAAACGCTGCTTCCACTACTTCATCATTCACAATCCGAAGCGGAATATAATCTTCTGCGTAGCAATATGTCAGCTTTATTTCACCGTTGATCGCTTTTCCATTGGTCAGATAAGTCGCATTATCCAAGCGCACATAAGCGGCAACCGTGCCTGCTGCCGACATCCGTTCCAACTGCCTGCGGTACATTGTATCGAACCGGTTATTTTCCAATACAGCATGTACAAATTCATTCTGCGCATCCTCACCGACATTGATATCAATAATCTCACAAAGGTTTGCATCATCCGCACAGCCACGTTTTGCAAAATTCATGCGGTCAATCTCATACAATTCACCGGTCACAGCAGTACGCTTGTGAAAGTCGTCAATCAGCTCATTCCTGTACCAGCGGTTGGCTTCCTCAATATATTCATATGGCTTGGTATGTACATGATATCCAAGCTGTCCCAGTTTTGTTCTTACACAGGATTCCATTATTCGTCATCATCCTCCATCTCTTCCTCTTCGTTATCATCATACAAACCACTGTTTCTTCTGGATTCCATAATGTTTCGGTTGTTACCGTAGATCAGTGCCATCACACAATCCTCACCCAGTTTCGGGTACTCACTGGAGAAACTGCCATCTTTCAGCTGCTCATGCTCCAGCGTCGTCAGCTCATGCGCAAGGTGCGGACATCTGTCTGGATCCACCACAATCTTCTTTGCCATCTGCAGCCATTCCCAACAGTAATCCCTGCCATGTCCACTTCCCCATCGTTTCACGGCTCCGGTCGCATTGAATCCCCAGTCCTGCATCTCTGCAATTGAATCCGGGCGGGCAGAATCACAGATAATTTCTACATTCATATATTTTTTAATCTTTCGTGCAAAGGTCGAATTTTTGCAGCGTTTGGAATACACTTCATCCACACAGTACAGAATATCTTCATCCTGATCATAATAGGATTTGATAAATGCCTGCGGATGCTCAAAACCAAAATCCAGACCATAGTCAAAATATGGCATGTTACTGATCTCTTCATCAGGAATCACACGTTCTTCCACATTTTCAAAGATTCCACCGCCTGTTCCGGTGACTTCTCCCATGTAGTTGTTCGCGTAATACCTCGGTTTATGAATTTTGAACCATTCCGCACGTTCAAAGAACCGTTTTCCAAGCCATTTCACCGGCACATTAAAATAATAGCTGTGAAACACCCTTGTCTCCGCTTTCTTCCGACATTCTTCCACGTACTGGTTCATGAAATTATTTTTACTCTTCGGTGGATTGAATACCTTTATATCTAGTGCGGGGGTATCAGATCGCAGAAACGTATCTTCGATGTTATCCATCTGTTCAATACCTGCCATCTCGTCACACTCTTCATGGATCAGTAGTTTCACATATCCGAAAGACAGGTTATAAGACTTCAAACTGATGGGCTTGTCTGCTCCAACGAAGATCACACACTGACCGGTTTTCTTGTATCTTGCCATCATAGGGCTAGTAGTGAATTCCCAGTCATCCAGATGTCCATGCCGGATCACAGTCTTCATGAACTGATTGTACACAGATCCACGCAGATCGACTTTATATCTTCTGGTATACACCACATGCGCTTCCGGATCCTGATAGATGGTTTCCTCTGCAACAGCCGCCCAGAAATTTGACTTGATCGAACCACGACCACCTTTGCTGACGATCTCCCGTATATTCTCTTCACCGGAAAACGCGGCATGTACGGAACGATACGGCTCTACAAAGTCAGAAGTGATATCAGTGATAGGTATGCTCCATGCATGTGCCGTTTCTTCTGTCTCTTCTTCTGGATTTAACTGTCCGGCATATTTGGCAATGGCTTCATAGGCTTTTACGTTCCCCTGCGCAGCCTGCAAAATCATAGATGCATTTATTACGGATTCATAGGTGCTGTCCAATCCTAACGCCTGTAATTGTTCCGTCCATTCCGTTTCAACTTGTGCTGTCAGAAGCAGATTCAATGCCTTTTTAAAGTTTGCCTTCTGGTTTCTTGCTTCTCCAGATGCTTTTCCTGCTTTTTTTGCATTTTCACTGCGTTCTTCTCGTGTTCGTCTCGCGTTCAACAGTTCAATCGGCATCAGATTACTACTGTTTGCCATCACCTCACCTTCCCATCTCTATCTATGCTTCACTCACTTTTATCATCGCCCTACAGATTACAGTTTCATCCGCAATTTTCAAAAAATATATAACTTTATATATGCCGGATCTCGCCGGGCAAACTGAAATTCCAAGCACATGACCATCCACATCACAGGTACCTTCTGCCTCACGCATATCCATATCGCAATTCCAGAATTCATACTGCGCATCTGTAATCTGAAAGGGTAACTCATCACATGAAGTCACTGTCACATACAATCTTCTGTTTTCACCCGTGTACATTCTAAGTGTCTGCGTTTTCTGCAAAATAAGCTGCCCTCCTTTCCAACCTTTCCTGCTCAATCGAATACTTCTGCAGCTGTGCTTCAATCGTAAAACCAGTCGTCTGTGCTTCAATTGTAAAATCTGCCATCTGTGCTTCAATCGTAAAACCAGTCGTCTGTGCTTCTGCTGCGTAATCCAGCATCCGAATTTCATATTGGATGTTCTCAATGTCAACCACATACAAAATAGTCGCAACATAAGCCTGATTTCCTGCATCATCCAACGCATAAAGAGCGACGATATACTCGCCGCTCTCTAAAAATGGGACTGTCACCTTCCAGATATTTCCATCTGTTCGGTCGAAGATGATCTTACTGCTGCCAAGCAAGCCCCATACCTGCGTGGTCATTAGTCTGTTACCTCTACAGAAATAACGAATGTCTTACCACAATCAACCGGGTTCGGTGTGATAGTTGCAGATTTGATAACCGGAGGTGCAGTATCCAGTTTCACTGTTCTGGTTACGGTTGTTGTCTTTCCTGCTTTGTCTTTTGCGACAATGGTGATGGTATTGCTGCCCTCTTTCAGCGTTACATCGTTGCTGAAGGTTCCACTAGGAGTAACGGGTATGGGGGCTCCATTTACAGTAACTGTAACCGGCTTGCTGGTTGCATCGTCTGTGGTACCTTTAACCGTTACGGTAGATTTATTTGTAATAAATCCTTCGGCCGGTGCAGAGATAGACAATGTCGGAGGAATCGTATCAACAGTAAATGTTACGGATTTCTGTGCAGCTGCATTTCCATCGTAGTCACTCGCAGTTGCCACAACGGTATGTGCTCCATCTGACAGAGCTGATGTTGGTGTGTAGCTGCAAGTGTAGCCGCCTGTCACTGCAGTCTTTTTGATCTTGGATGTATCTACCGCAGTACCGTCAATTTTCAGAGCGATTGTGGACGGATTAACTCCGGAATCATCATCTGTGATCTTCCATGCAATGGCAGGTGTGCTGTTTGCAAGATACTGGCTTGCAGTCGGTGCGGTGATTGTGATCACAGGAACAACTTTCTCTTTTACCTGCAATCTCAGGCTTGCACCCAATGTGCTGTCTGTTGCATCTTTTGTGGTTACGTTTCCAGCATCATCGGTTGCTTTTACCGTTACCGGATAATAATGTCCGGATAATGTATAACTGGATTTTGACGGAGCTGTAATGGTTGCTTCGTACTTGCCTGTGCTGGTGTTTTTTGTAAGTGTATAAGTCTGGCCATTAATGACCGCCTGTACTGTTTTTACACTCATACTTTCGTCTCCTTTCGCATAATCGTGTGCATAATCATATGGATAATCCAGCCGATACGCTTTCTTTTCCAGCGTAACGCGGACTATATAACTTTTTCCTGTCTGGACCGGGTTCGGATCTAGTTCTGCTTTTGAAATTGTGATCAGCCTGCTTTCTGCCATAGTCCTCTCCTCCGGTTATTTTTTTGTATAATAAAAAGACAGCAGGTAAATCCTGCTGCCCCTGATCAAATATATTATAATAAATGTTTCGGTCCCTCAATTGATGCATATTTTGCAATTTTATCTTTTTCCTCTTTTCGGTTTCCGAATGCCTTTTAAGTAGTTTTATCCTTATAGGGGAGAAATCGAGCCGCCGGTTTCCGCCTTTGGCTCAAGTATTATTATAACTGTGCATTTTGTGCTTTTTGTGCGTTTTTCAGATAATTATCAATCTTTCTACTGATTCTGCTGCGATCCAAGTGTACACTTTTCGCAACCTGCTCCTGTCTTATTGGTTTCCGCCCATCTATGTACAGCATCCGGAAGATTCGATGTGTCAGGCTGTCCTGAACGCCCTCAACAAACTGTTCCACTTCTCTGCACTCTGCTTCCAGAAGTTGTTTTCGATTCAAATCACGATCCTGCAACCGCTCGTATTTCTCCTGGTCGAACCCAACCACACATTGTGGCATCGGATAACCTTTGCTGTAATCAAATATTACATCATTCCCGATCATAGTATCTGACTTCCAGCGGTTCTGCAGAGCATAATCCAGTTCCAGTATCTCAGCTTTATTGCTCCGATACGCTTTCAGTCTTTCCTTTGTCATCTCCAACGGCATCGCCTCCCTTATTCCGCTCCTGCAGCGTTGCCCTGCTGCCGCTTTGTTGTATCTGCTGCCATATCAGATATGACAGGCTCCATTCCGGATTACCGCCGACTGCTGCAAGGTAATCAAGGATTGTCAATGATTGCTCAACTCATTCTTCAACTGTTCAACGATTTTATCAATCTCACCGTAGAAATCTTTTTTACAATAACCGCAATCTCCACCACTCTCATTATCACATTGTGCTGAATGACAGTCTAAAAAGTACCACATGGCCTTCATCTTTGCCTCCACTTCGCTTATCATATTTTCCACGTCATAAGCTGTCGGCTGCTCTTTCACTGCTTTCATGCAGTTCTGGATAGTATCATATTCTGCCTTTGCAATCATCCGGTCTTTAAGGCTTCCACTACCTGGTGATGCTGACAGTGCACAGTCATTCAGATGAGTCAATAGTTTATCTGCGTCAATTAACCTCATTTCATTTCACTCCAATCTAATTTCTGCCCGCAGTTCGGGCAATATGCGCAATCACATTCTCTTAATGGCAATGTTCTGCATTCCGGACATTCTCCCACTGCTGTTTCAATTGCCGCATTATATGCAATAGGGATCACTTTCTTTGCTGTCTGCTTAGAATCCCCATCCACAAACCGCTGAATCTCCGCTACTTCCTGTTGCAGCTGCTCATCAGTCTTTTTCATGATTTACCATCCCCATTCTGCCAACGATGCCTGTATTCTTCAGATAATCGTAATATACCTGCGCACGCTCCTCGTTGACGTTAAACTCTTTTCTGATTCTTCCAATAGTTACTCTCTTCTGGCTCTTTGCCCAGTTCTCTAATTTTACAGATTTGATAATCATGATTCTGTCTCCTCTCTCCTGTATACT